ATGAAAGGTCTTGATGATAAGAAAATCGATACCAAATATCACGGCAGAAAATTAGCTATCATTAACAAAAAGAAAGTAGATCTAGGAAATAGATATAACACAACCGATTTACTTCTTAAGAACCTATCTAAAAGCCTTAATACAAAAACAATGGGCTTCTTTATGGCAGATGATTCACATCATTGGAGAAATAGAATTAACAGACTATCTGGTTACGTAAAAGATAGAGATATGTATGACAGAGAATTCTTTAAAGAATGTGCTAAAGAATATACAAAGAACAAATGCGTTCACAAGCAAGATGCTTTTGGATATGATAACTACTACCTACTCAAAGGCGGTAAAACATTATCAGCCACAGACGGAGAATTCGATGACCAAGTTCACGAAGATATGTCAGATGCCCAGATTAGAAACGCATTTAAAAAGTTTGCAAAGGGTAAGAAAACCAATAAGGTTCTTATGACTTCAATTGGTAAAGCAGTTGCTTAATCATAAAGTTTCGTCACAATCTCGTGAACAATGCAAATTAGGGGTTTACATCCTCCCAGAATTACGGTATAATGGTACCTATATTATTAAAAAAACTAGATAAGGAGTCTATATTATGAAAATATCAACACAAAGAATCTTAGCAGAATTAGCTACTAAGTTCCCAGGCCAAACGGATTTCCGTAGAGCTATAATCGAAGACGTGGCAAAGTCCATGGGCTTCACCGCTAAGGATTTTTATCCTTTACTTACCCCAGAAAATAGAGTCAAGATTGGCACTTATTCTTTGGATTCATTTTTACCAGAAGCAGCTCCGGCAGCTACTGCAGATCAGGTCCCAGCTACTGCGGCTCAAATGCAATCTATAACTAGCGATGAGAAAACTTATGCTAGAGTGGATCCAACATTTGTTCCATGGGGTTCTTTTAAAGACGTTACTCAGATTATTAAATCTGAAATGTTTTATCCTACTTACGTATCTGGTTTATCTGGAAACGGTAAAACGTTTATGATCGAGCAAGCTTGTGCTAAACTCGGCAAAGAATTCATTCGAGTTCAAATCAATCCTGAAACGGATGAAGATGATTTGATTGGTGGATTTAGATTAATCAACGGCGAGACAGTGTTCGCAAAGGGCCCTGTTTTAAAAGCAATGGAATCAGGAGCAATACTTCTTCTCGATGAGATCGATAGAGCTACTAACAAGATCATGTGTCTTCAAGGTATCTTAGAAGGCAAACCAGTACTTGTTAAAAAGACTGGCGAAACTATTTCCCCTGCTAAAGGTTTTAACGTATTCGCAACTGCTAATACTAAAGGCAAAGGTTCAGATGATGGCAGATTTACCGCAGCAAGTATCTTAGATGATGCTTTCCTAGAAAGATTTACTATCTCAATCGATATGCAATTCCCAGGTCTTGCGATCGAAAAGAAAATCCTTACCAAGCATATGGAAAAATTCGATGTCGAAGATACTGAATTCGTAACCAAGCTTGTTACATGGGCAGATATTATCCGTAAAACATTTTACGATGATGGCGTAGATGAAGTTATCTCTACTAGAAGACTTTGTCACATCGTTCAAACCTTCTCTATCTTTAATGATAGAATGAAATCTATAGACCTTTGTGTTTCTAGATTCGACGAAGATACTAAAATCGCATTCTTGGATCTCTATACGAAAGTAGATTCAGGAGCTCAGCTTGACTATGGTCAGCCTGATGTTAGCGAAGAAACACCAGAGGAATTAAATGACTATTAAAACACCAGACTATAAATTTAACGAAGGAGCTCTGATTAAAGAGCTCAAAGAATATATCGACTCCACTTATGGCGGACATTATTCCAAAAACAAATTTCAATCAACAGAATTTATTTCCGATTGTGGCCACGGAATTGGCTTTGCAATTGGAAACATTTTAAAATATGCGCAGCGCTACGGCCGAAAGGGTTCGTACGACGATCATAGGAAAGACCTTATGAAAGTATTGCACTACGCTTTAATTGCTCTTAGCGAGCACGACAGGAGCTCTAATGAGTAAGAAAACACCACCTATATGGTCATCAGCGTCAAAATATTATATACCATTTCATATGTGTATAATGGCACTCACATTTTTGGCTACACTTTTTATCACCCTAGAATTAAAAGCATCAGCGATAGGCGAAAGCGATCGTGTTTGTTTAGCACAGAATATATATTTTGAATCTGCTAATCAGCCTGACGCAGGAAGACTAGCGGTAGCTCAAGTAGTTCTTAATAGAGTTTACGATGATCAATTTCCCAATACTATTTGTGATGTAGTTTACCAATCCTATACCAGGAAAAATTGGAAAGGAGAAATGGTTCCAATATTACACAAATGCCAATTTAGTTGGTATTGTGATGGCAAATCAGATGTGCCAACAGATTCTAAAACTTGGAGCGAAGCCCTTGATTTAGCAGAAAATATTATATCTTACATTGGATTTGATGTAACAAGCGGTGCTTTATACTACCACACAACGGGAGTCGATCCTTACTGGAACGATTACCTAACTCAAACAGTGATTATTAATGACCACATATTTTACAAATAAAGGTTTACTTTCGTCACGAACTATGGTATAATGATACCATCAAATAAAAAAACAGGAATATTATGCAATTATCTAATGACACACTAGAAGTTTTAAAGAACTTCGCCTCTATAAACCCCAATCTGGTTATTGAACCGGGACAAGCAATCGGAACAATCTCTGAATCTAAAACCATTATGGCCAAATCAGAAATCGTTGAAGACTTTCCAAACCAAGTTGGCATTTATGATCTGAATGAATTCTTATCTGTACTATCTTTAATCGAGAATAGTAATATTGAATTCGAAGATAAATATTTACAGGTCAATTCAAACGTCGGTGGATGCAAATTGCCTAATCAACAGAAAGTTACTTACTACTATTCTAATCCAGAGATCTTAACTACACCTACAAAGGAAATTACAATGCCCTCTACGGACTGTGGCGTGACTCTAGATCAAGAAGTTATTAATAAGATCAAACAGGCTTCCGGAGTCCTTGGGCATACTGACCTAAGCATTACTGGAAAAGATGGTAAAATTATGGCTCGAATCTTTGACGCAAAAGATGCAACAGCTAATGATTATACTTTAGAGATAGAATCAGATAACACAACTAAAGGCGAGTTTAACTTTGACTTTAACATAAGTAACCTAAAGATTATCGCTGGTGATTACTTCGTTAGTTTATCAGAAAAGAAAATATCACATTGGCAGAATACAAATTTCCCAATAGAATATTTTGTAGCTTTAGAACAAACAACAAAATTTAGTGCATAAATATAAGCACATAAAAGAATTTCTCATATACACTATGAGAGATATGGTGGAAGATGCGGATTACCGGTCTTCTGAATTAGTCTACTTTGCAAAGGAGAAATAAAATGACAGACGCAGTAGAAACACAAGCAGCAGAGCCAGTACAGCTTTCGCTCGGTGATGTTCAGTCTTTTGTTCAGATAATTGATATCTGTTCTAAAAGAGGAGCATTCGAAGGTTCAGAACTAGAAGGTGTAGGAACATTAAGATCAAAGGTTGTAAAATTCCTTGAAGCTAATGTACCAGCCGAAAGTACTGAAGCNCCAGCAGAAGATGCACCGGTTCAATCCGAAATGGATATGGAACCAGCTACAGAAGATACTTCTGACAGCTAAGCTTGTATTAAAACCTACTTGCGGGAGGGTTAAATCCCGCTACTTTAATTAGGATTATATAATGGATAAAAATGAAAAACAAGAGCTAATCAAAGCTCTATTGAATGGTACTGTAACGGTAACATTCCAAAAGGTAAACTCAGATGAAATAAGAGTTATGCCTTGCACTCTCAACCCCCTTGTGCTAGAAGCACATAACGTAAAACCAACAGTAAAAGGTATTGGATCTGATTCAGATGTAATAGCAGCTTGGGCTTTGGATAAAGAAGCTTGGCGATCTTTTATTGCTGATACGGTATTAGGTTGGGAGGTACTTTAATGAATGAATTTCTATGGGTCGAAAAATATCGACCACAAACAATTGCAGAAATAGTATTGCCTTCCCATATAAAAGCGACGTTCGAGGATATTGTTAGCGGAGGTGAATTGCACAATATGCTTCTAACCGGCACAGCTGGTCTGGGAAAAACAACCGTCGCAAAGGCACTATGCAATGAATTAGATTTAGATTTCTTATTGATCAACGGATCAGAAGAAGGTAATATCGATACTCTTAGAAATAAGATTAAACAGTTTGCTAGTACAGTTAGCTTACAGGGTGGATTTAAGGTCGTAATACTCGATGAAGCAGATTACTTAAACCCACAGTCTACCCAACCAGCTCTTCGTGGATTTATCGAAGAGTTCTCAGGCAATTGCAGGTTTATACTTACTTGCAATTTTAAAAATCGCATAATCGAACCCTTACATTCTAGGTGTTCAGTTATAGAATTCAATATAGCCAAAAAGGACATGCCTCCTCTACTTTCTGATTTTATGAAAAGAGTCGAGCATATTCTGGACCTCGAGAAAGTTACTTACGATAAGCAGGTAATCGCAGATCTGATCATGAAGCACATGCCCGATTGGCGTAGAGTCTTAAATGAATTACAAAGATATAGTACCAGTGGCAACATTGATACAGGCATCCTGGTAAGCATTAGCGAGACTTCTGTAAATGATCTAATGCAACATATCAAACATAAAGACTTTAAACGTATGCGTCAATGGGTCGCAGACAATATGGATACGGAACCAGCTTCTATATTTAGAAAGATATATGACAATATGTTTGAATACATAGACCCAAAATCAATACCTCAGTTAGTTCTTATTCTAGCTGACTATCAATATAAGAATGCATTTGTTGCAGACCATGAATTAAACCTCGTGGCTTGCCTAACAGAAATAATGGCAGGAGTAGAAATAATATAATGTACGATAAACCACCACATCACTTAAACGTTTATAAAACTGTTATAAAAGAATTATCTTATACTTACCATGAGGTACATTATAAGACAACTTCTGAATGGAGGGTAACCGCTATGGATCCCAGTCAAGTAATTGTATATGAAAGACTATTTAAAACAGAAGAAGCCGCGAGGAATTATATTGAATCCCTTTGAATACATTAATGCAATTAACTTCACTAAGAAGAATTTAATTGTTGATAATGACACTGAAAAGGCCTATCAGCCTTTCCTAGTAAATAGAACTTTATCCCACTTTAGAGATACAGTATTGTATGCTAATGAAATGAATATAAATCATCACTTAGATTCGCATCTTCAGAATCAATTTTATATAAATATAATAAGAAAGAAAAGAAGATTCTCTAAATGGGTCAAACCATCAGAGATTGAATGTTTGGAAGTGATCAAAGAAAATTATGGTTATAGCAATGAAAAAGCAAAATCTGTATTATCCTTACTTACCCCAGACCAAATTGAAACATTGAAACATAGGATTAGTAAAGGTGGAAAAAGAAAATAATGAAATAAAAGAATGGGTTCCGGCAGATATGCTAGAAGTCACGCTTAATGAACCAGATGACTTTCTCAAGATAAGAGAAACATTAACACGTATCGGGGTCGCATCCCGCAAAGATCAGAAGCTATATCAGTCTTGCCATATATTACATAAACAAGGCCGATACTTTATAGTTCACTTTAAAGAATTATTCTTATTGGATGGTAAACCATCTAATTTAATAGAAAACGATATACAAAGAAGGAATACAATCTCCACTTTGTTATCAGACTGGGGATTGGTTACAATGATTAAACCCTCCCAAGCAAAAGACACAGCGCCATTAAGACAGATAAAGGTAATACCTTTTAAAGAAAAAAAAGAATGGGAGCTCTGTCCGAAATACAATATAGGAAATACCAAGAAAGTAGAAGAATAAACAGAACTCTCTTGAACATTTATATGACCGGAAAACAACAATTAAAAACATTAAAAAATCTAGGCTTAATCGCAAGAACAAAACAAGTAGAGCAACAATTTATTGTAGCTAAATACTTGTATATATTTCTCTTGGGATTATTCATTGGAAGTTTAACACAAATTATTTAAACTAGTCCTACGACTTGTATAAATATAAGCGATGAGTGCGGTATTGGACCGGCTCACAAATAACCTTGCTATATATAGGAGGAAATAACTATGGTAAGAAGTAACTTGAACGTACCACGTTCGCTATTCGTTGGTTTTGATGGATTATTTGAAGACTTAGAAAGGATTCATAATTCGGCTAGAACTGGAACTGATAACTACCCACCACACAACATTGTTAGAGTCGATGATGAAAATTTCATTATTGAACTTGCAGTGGCTGGATTCGGTATGGATGATCTCGATATTGAGGTCAAAGACGGAATCCTTAAAATAAAAGGTAATGTAGGTAATGATGATCGAGCTTATGCGTATAAAGGTATCTCATCCCGCAAATTCGAGAAGTCCTTCCGACTCTCTGAATTCTGCGTAATAGATGGGGCTGATTTGAAGGATGGAATACTCGTGGTGAACGCCAGGGTCGAAATCCCGGAAGAGCAGCGTCCGAGGAAGATCAATATAGGGTCTACCGGGACATCAAAAAAGAAAACTCTACTGAAAGGTTAGAGTTCAATTAGCGAAATACGGTAGATATGTTTTAAAACAATTTACTGGAGATTAATCATGACAAAGATCAAAGCCTATATGGCTGACCATCATGACATCGCTAAGACCTTATTAGATATGATGGAAGTATTCATGATAGCACTTGTTTGTTTAGGTACAACACCTGCTATTATATACTTTTCCATGTACTAGTAAGTTTAGCGAATTTGACGATTCATGCGGGGGGTAAGAAATTACCCCACCGTTTTTTGACTGAAAATAAAGGTTTACAAACCTTCTATAGTATGGTATAATATACACTTATATGAATTTTTACACAAACATTTCTCGTTACGGCAATATGCTACTCTATCGTGGTATTGAAAATGGCCAACGAGTCCAAAAGAAAATAAAATACAAACCTACATTATTCGTAGGTACAAACAAAGCAACACAATGGAAAGCCTTAGATGGTACACCCGTTGCTCCTGTACAATTCGATAGCATGCGAGATGCTAAAGAATGGGTACAACAAAATCAACACGTAGCAGGTCGGCATATATTTGGTAATACAAAACACCAAGCAGCCCTAGCTAACGATCTCTTCCCAGGTCTAATCGAATTCGATAGATCTAAAATCAACGTAACCACAATCGATATCGAAGTTCAATCCGATGATGGATTCCCAGAACCAGCAGAAGCTGCAAAAGTAGTTACAGCCATTTGTCTTAAAAATAATATTGACAATACATATTATGTTTGGGGCTTAGGCGATTACAATGTAGAACAATCTTTAATGAAAGACAATCGCGTGGTTTATAAAAAATGCGTAGATGAAAAAGAATTACTTATAGATTTTATTAATCACTGGGCTACACCCTCTCACACACCCGATGTTATTACTGGCTGGAACTCTAAGTTCTTTGATATACCTTATTTGGTAAATCGTATAATGCGTGTCTTTGGTCCTGATCTCGGCGAACAGAATGTTAAAAGATTATCCCCGTGGGGTAACGTTGACCGTAGAGAAGTTCGCATCGGTTACAAATCAAACAATCGCGATGAAACATTTGATTTCCAAGGTATATCTCATATGGATTATATGGAAGTATTCAAAAAGTTTGGGTATGCATATGGTCAGCAAGAATCTTATTCACTAAATAACATTGCTCACGTCGTCCTCGGCGAAGAGAAACTATCTTACGAAGAACATGGTTCCTTGTTTAATCTCTACAAAGCCGATCACCAAAAGTTTATTGATTATAATATTAAAGATGTAGAATTGGTAGATCGCTTCGAAGATAAAATGGGTCTAATTACCCTTGCTATTACTATGGCATATCGCGGCGGTGTTAACTATACAGATACATTTGGAACTACTGCAATATGGGATTCAATCGTATTCCGTGATCTATATGCTAATAATACAATCGTACCTTTTGCAAAGGACCAATTAAAAGGCGATTATCCCGGCGGTTATGTTAAAGAACCACAAGTCGGAATGCACGATCACGTAGTTAGTTTCGATTTAAACTCCCTATACCCATCGCTTATTATGCAATATAATATGTCACCAGAAACAATAATGCCTAAAACTACCTCTGGTGTAGATGTAGAAAATGTTTTAAAAGCTACCTC